TAGCAATAATCAGTAATTCATCTCGGTCATAATCCCCTTTTTCGCCATACAACACACATAAAATTAAGGGAAAGCCAGCAAATTGCCCCGGCTTAACACGTATGGTTAGCGCATTGCCATACAGAAGTGATTCATAGGAGCTGGTTAATGCGCTGCTGCTTGGCTCATTCTCGACTGTTTTATAGCTATTCACTAATAAGCCCTCATCGCTGCCATGTATTGGGTTAAATGTATCTCTCATTTCTTTATTTTTTGGCATGACATAGCGGCCGGTAATTTTGTCTTGCCATGCTGTACTATTCTGGTACTGTGCACGCCCAAAAGGAAAAGATGCAACTGGATGGGGTGAGATGTTGCCCAGTGGCCGGACATAACACCAGCCGTTATGCTTATAAACTTTTAATAACATACCCATCTTTCAGCCTTTCAATAGTGTTGCGTTTATAAAAGCGGGCAATTGGTCTGCGCTGTCAACGCCTCTTACTTCCAGTAGCATTTCGTCACCATCTTGCATATGTGTGAAAACGATGGGGTACCACTCCTTTGTTTCACCGTCCACATCATCTATTGGTAGTAATATTTGTGTTTTACCGTTACGTGCGTCTATAACCAGGGTATTCCTGTTAGCAATCTCTAATCTGTCGTTAACATAGGTTATTTGACTGGGCTGAAAGCTCTGCGCTGTAGGTGCGCATAAAATCCTTGTCCCTGCTGGCCATTCTGCCGGCGTTGTGTCTTCCATGCCGTCCCGGCAGATTATCAAGTCTTCCCCATACCGGTTATAGACATCTATCAGTTCGTATTCAGCCGCATCGGCACTTTGCAGTGTCAGCCGCATGTAGTGCTGCCTGCGGCTCCTTGGTATAGTTTGTAAAAGTAATTCCGTGGATTCTTCATCAAGGATTAGCCTGGCATCTTTTTTGTTTAATGCCAGCTCTTCGACCAGGGTGGTACTAAAGTTGTTTTTATAGCATCTCATTATTGTCGCCTTTTTCTTTGGTTGCCAGTGTGTAATCGCCGTGTATGATCTTCCACGTTTTACCCGCTGCCTCGCTGTGCAGTAAAAAACCACCGTCAGTTAAAGTGATGCTGTAGTGGTTGTCTTCTTCATCCTTGAGGTTTAAACCACTTAGGTTTGCCAGGTTTTCGGGCAGTAGTCCCTGATCAACAGGATGAGCGGCTATAAACTTGCCTGATTTTGGGTCAAACCTCAGGTCAATGATGGCACTATCCGGGAAGATATCTACACTCCATAATCTGGTCACACCTTTGTCGGAAAGTGTTACGAAAGGTACATTCATGTCTTCGCCCGTTTCGTTACCATCTTCATCGTATTTATTCCGATAGTAAAAGGTTACGTCCTGTTCAAAATACTGTTGCACACCCTCTGAATAGTCAAACGAAGGAATGAAATGGTCAGCAAATTTAACGTTGGCTACATTATCCGCGGTGATTTCTTCATCCCGGGTAATACCTGCGCTTTGCAGGGCATAATCTTTAATCAGGCTAACGCCGTATACCAGATCATCTGCAAATTTCCAGCGCGATTCATACACTTTGTAGTTATCCGCTGGCAATCCCCAGTAGGCTTGTCTGGCGTCTAATGTCCAGTTATATGCTGAGCCGTATAGAAACGGTTTTGCGGGTGTTTTCCATGTGTAAACCATCTCCCCGTCTTCGGGAATTTTTTTACCCGCATAGCGTTCGGTATCTTTAATGAGCCCAAGCAGTTTAGTGAAATTCATTTCCTCCGCTATCAAGCTGTTTTTTTGATGGTATGAGGCATATAGTTCCAGCCACGCGTCACGATTGTATTTGCTGCCTTCGTTGATGTAGGTGCAGATAAAATCAAAAATCTGTTTTACCGCTTTTTTGTAATCGTCGCGATTGGTGGCTAGTAGATTTTCTTTTATCGGGACGGTTGTAAAAAATGCTTTGGCGTCTAATGCGTTGGTTTTCAGCATTTTATAGACTACATCTTTAAGCGTACCGTTATTTGCCCGTTTAGGGTTAATTCGCACCTCTTTTCCAAACCAGCCCGGTAGATCCAATAAATCCAGTGCCATCCACCACCGGCGCGCAAAGAAGTCAAGATCATAATCAAGCCCTGTGCCCATTAAGACAGCTTCGTGACTGTCTTTAAGCTGCAATTTGTACCATATGTAATCACTGAAACGTTTTACATCGCTGTTTTCGCAAATAACCGCACTAGGATCAAGAAATATACGCACCTGCCGACCGGTGTTTACTTCAAACAAGCCCTCAATGGCGCGTGCGCTGGCAATGGATGGTTGGCCGTTGCTGTTGAAATGCAATAAGGCGTGTTTGTCCAGACAGGTGTTGCTTTTGGGCATGTCACCACCATAAGGTATGTTGGATACCCCTGTGGCACCGCGCAGTCGCGGGCGGTTTGGGGTGCGCTCATAGCCGGGGCGGCGGTTACCAAACAGTTTGCGGAAATCTTCTGCTAGGCTCATGTTCAATACTCATTTTTTATGACAGGTTAACTGCGGAAATGGCTCATTGTGTGGTATGGCCAGATTAAACGTTTTATCGGCGGCATTAACGTCCAGTGTGTCGGTGCTCTTTTCTTCTATGTCCGGCATCTGCACTCTGAATGCGATACCGCGTTTCATTTTGGTGCCTTTAAAGGTGTAACCGGTTTCTTTTCGTACATAGCCATTGCATTCATAGAGTTTGAATTTTGGCTTGCCGATAATGATGGAATTGCCTTTGTCCTTTTCTTCCTCTTCTTTCTTTTCATCCTCATCTTTGTCCGCATTCGGGTCTTGCTCAATCACGTCAACGCCATAAGGGACGATATAGTCGTTTAATATGAATTCCTGCTGAAACGTTTCACAGGGCAGTTGCGGCCGCTCGCGTGGTAACTCTATTTCGCTGAATGTCTGTGTGCGGCTGCCGGGATTCATGAAAAATTTACCGGTTAGGGTGGTTTTGCCGCGCTTGCTGGTAAAATCCCAGCTATGGCTATATGCCGCTATTTTGACGTTGGCATTAAACCGTTTTGTGGCCACATGTACGGTATGGGTCAGGCTGGCAACCGGTAGAAACTTGCAATCCATGGTTATGCTGTTCTGCCGGTGGCTTTCCAGCATACGGGTATAGCCTATCTGCACTGCAACCCGATAGCCATTGGCAAATTCTCCGGGGATAACATTGTCGATATTGGTTGTATAGTCGCCATTTAACTGCTTTACTCCTTTTGGTCTTTTGTAATGCTTTTCACTGCCCCAGTTTCTGGCCATTTTGTCATCATCACTTTCGTGATTGATGCTGTAGGTAACTTTTTCCTTTTTTTCGCCATGGATGGCAATGGATTCCTGATTCTGTAAAACAATGATGTACTTTTCATCAATCGCCTGTTTCCAGCGGCGCATTGCTTTCCATGAAGCGGCCAGCGCGTATAAATTGCTGTCGCTGCCGATTGGAATCTGCACTACATTGACAATATCGTGGCCATTTTCGTCTTTTTCGCCTGTTGGCTCGTAATCATATTTATAATCGGCTGCTTTCCATATCACACCGTTATACACACCCGGGGGCGGTGTGCCTTTAACCCACCATTCTCCAGTTGTCCAGCCGCCGCCATTTGCCGCACTCTGTACATCGGCCAGTTTCGGGGCGGGCCCCTCTGCTGCCACTCGTATGATGTAATCAAAATCGCTCATAAAGCTAAGATAGCGGTAACTAAAGCTGATTTCTCTGTGAATCAGGCGATCAAACTGGTGGTGTAATTCGATTTCAACACGGTTGACGATGGAAACGGCGCTGCTCATCTCTAAGGCCATATTGGCTTCGTAAACATCGCAAGCGCTCAGTGTCCAGTCAGCCACTGGTTTAGGCAGCCAAGACGTCAGATGCGCCTGCTCTCGGGCATCAAAATCAAATGAAGCAGGTATGGTGCTTAACCGGTCGGTGAGCTGCGCGTTTTTGGTCTCATAATTCTGCTCTTCACCAAAAATCGACGGTGCCCAGTGGCCAATGCCGTGAATGGTGTCAATGCTTAATTTTTCGACTGATTTGCTGCGGTCTTTGGTGGCATTGAGTACGCGCAGACGGCCTGAATAATCTATTTTGGGCATATCTATAACGCCAGAGAATATCGGGTACAGGTATTTATCTGTCTGCGCGTAAATAACGATTTGCCGGTTATAGTACTGGTATATATCAATTGCGCCGCACGGCTCCCGCAAGTACAGGCTGGCCGTGGCCGATTCACCCTCGGCAAAATGTACTTCACAGGTGCGCACTACGTTGCACAGTTCAACGCCGGCCACAAATATCCTGATAGCGTATTTCTCACCATCAAAGCCTTGTGCGTATCTGGCACGCATAAAGCAGTTAGGTGCGGGGTTTAGTACCTGCTGGCCAAGCTGTAGCAGTTCGTTGTCACATACCGGATTGACTACCTGCGCTATATTTATCAGGTCGCCGCCGCTGTCTGTTTTCTGGTAAACATGACAGGTAAAGGTGATTAAATCTTCGCTTTGCTCTATGGCACGTACGGTACAGCCAATGCGAATTAATTCGACGCCGTCGCTGGTTTCTGCCTGTGCTGCCTCGCCGTTGTCTGTGGCAAGCAAGGTTGTGTTGAGTGAAGACAATCCCAGCATGTTTAAATTCCTGTCTATGCGGTTGTTTCGGTGATGGTGGCATTCAGCCTGATGCTGATGCACGGGTCGGAGCGGTCGCTGCGGACGCTGTTACTGGCATTGGTGACGCGCATATACACCGGTATGGATTTGCCACCCTGCAACTGTGTACCCAGCTCCAGCGCAGCGCCGGCATTTGCCGTATCCAGTCCGGCATACGTCAGGGCTAGCTGAATATCTGCGGGCTGGAATTTCGCCCCCAGATTGATAAATGTTGTACTGCCTGAACTGCATTTGCTGCCGCGCTCTGCCCGCCATGCCGGCTCTCTACTGCCGGTCTGGGCATTGTCCAGACACTGATACATGCAGCCATTGGATACGATCGGCTCAATAATATTGCCAAAGCTGTACACGCGGTTTGGCTCCCATTTTTTTAGGCGGCTGGCCGGTACCAGCATGATTTGCTGGTCTGATTTTGGTTTCAGTACTTCATTGGGGTACGGGCTCCCAAAAAACAGCTTGAACTCATTTTTACCGGCGCCGTTAAAATCCAGTTGATAGGGGTTGCTGGCTTCCATTGTCATCTGGGCATCGGTATACAACATAAATGGCATGGTTAAACCTCATTAAAAAAACCGGCCATCCGGCCGGGGTTATCGCAAATCACGGGCAACGCTGTGTAGCGTATTCTTGAGCATTTGCTTGAATTCATTGGCACCATTGGGTGCATCAAAAAGTGCTTTTAAAGTTACGTTCTTGTCGCCGTTGCTGATTTCCACCTTGATGGCCTCCATCACTTTAATCATGTCGTCGATATCTTTGGTAGCATCTTTGCCTGAGCCAAAGCCGGCTGGCACCATCGGGGCAGACATTAGGTTGACTTCCGGTGCAGATGGTCGACGGCCACTGATAGCGGAAATGCCGCCAATGCTCCGCTCTTCTTCCCGCTTCTTTTTCCAGTAAGCTTCTTCCCGTGCACGGTACTCTTTACTGAAGATACTAATCGGCTTGTTCTTATCTGCGCGGCTGCCGTTCTTTAACTCTTCCGCCGCCTCGGATAAATCCTGCGCCGCCGCTTTGGTATCTTTTTGCGCTTCATCGAATGATTTAATCTGCTTGAGCATGGCCTCGGCATAACGTAACTGCTCCGGCGTGGCGCCATTCTTACGCATACCATATAGCTGCCGCTGAATGGCATCCATGCCCAATGTTTCAACCTGTTCTTTTAAACTCTCCAGTGTGGCCATAACAGATTTTTGTTTCTGTATCTGCTCAGTTAACGCATTAACCGCCTGTGCCTGCCGTATCTGTTCATCGGTGGCATGTGTCAGCCCCAGCCGGAATGCAATCAGGCCGTTTTTACCGCCGAGAAGTTCTGCCTTTGCCTCCTGCGCCTGCTGTACCATGTCTTTCAGGGTCTGCTGGTTCTGCAACTGCTCCCGGTAAAGCTTGCTTTGCGCCATGGCCTGCCTGGCCTGTTCCATCTGCGCGCTGGTGGCATTTTTGGTGGATAGCTGAAACAGGGTCAGCCCCTCTTTACCACCAACCAATTCCGCCTTGGCCTCATCGGCACTTTTACCCAGCGCTTGCAGGATATCAGATACCGACTTGATGTTATCTATCTGCTTTTGCAGGCTTTCGTTGGCCAATAATGATTGGGTATACTCTTTTAACTGCTCATCTTTACCCTTTAACTGGCCAGTACTTGCTTTGGCTACCTCCGCGGCAACCTTTGCCGACATGCCGCCAGCCATTAACTCTTTCTGCTTTTCCAGCAGCGCATTGCTCTGTTCTTGCGAATCAATTAATGCCTTAAAGGCTTCATCAACCTTTTTTACACCCGCAGCAGCAGCCTGTGCTTTTTCCTCAGCAGTTTCGAATAGGGGAATATTTCCGCCATAGGCGTTCATTTCCTTAGCATATTCATTACTTTGTTTGCGTAGCTGATCAGCCTTATAAAGCCGCTCTTCAAGGGCTTTTGCGGATTTAGAACCCGGCTCTATATTGAGCAGCTTAAATAGTTCATCTTTCGCCTGATCCGCTGTTATTTCGCAGTTTTTTAATTTTTCCTCTATCTGCGCAATCTCTTTCCTCGCCATGGTTAGCCGCATCTGCGACACCTCTGGTTTTTGAAACACAGTCGCATAGGTGTCTACAGATTCAGCAACCATTCCACCGATTGCCTTGTTTCTTTGCTTAATGATGTCGTTATATTTTTTTTCCGCCTCATTTCTCAGATGCGTTTTTTCTGTTGTATCCGCGGCGGCGTATTTTTCTTTTAGCTCTTCTATGGTTCCTATTTGTGCCCGGAGGGAATTGGTGGCCACATCGGTAGCTTTACTGATTTCGTAATAAGTAAATGCCGCCGTGGCCAAACCCGCAACCAAACCAACCCAGCCACCTTTGGCCATGCCGGCAACACTGCCGATTGCGCTTGCTGCCCCTGCCGCCCCTGTGGCGCCTGCTGCACCACTGGCTGCACTGCTCGCTTTGGCGGCCGCCAGAAATTTAGCTGCGGCCGCCTCTTTCAGCATGGCCGCGGTGGATTTTTCTGATGCGGCAATTTCAGCATATTTGCGGATAATCACCGCGGCAATGGAGGCAGCATATTTGCCGGTATAGACAGCCGCCACAGTACCAACGGCGGCAGCAACCAGCCCTAGGTGACTACCTAGCCATTCCAGTACTGCACCGGCTTTCTGGCTGGCGCCGGTGGTTTCGTTCAGCGCACCAACAAAAGACATCACTTTGTTTTTAAGGGTGGTGGTGGCTTGACCAATGGTCTTATCCATCTTGCCAAATTGTGCATCAACGGCTGCCGACTGCTTTAATATGGCATTGGCCACAGCCTCGGATGTCAGCTTGCCACTGGCTGCCAGTGCACGCAATTGCCCGACTGTTGTCCCTAATCCTTTGGCTAGTGTCTGCGCCAGCCCCGGCGCCTGTTCCAGTACGGAATTTAATTCCTCACCGCGCAATGTCCCTGAGGCAAACGCCTGTGACAACTGCACCAGTGCCGCTGCCTGTGATTCGGCCGAGCCGCCGCCGATTACCATGGCTTTATTGATGGTATCAGTTAGTTTCAGCAGCTTGCTGCCGCTGATTCCGGTTTGGTTTTGCGACGTGGCCAGCTTGTTATACAATTCAGCCACGGTACTCAATGACTGGCCGGTATTGTTGGCACTGGCCATTAACTGGCTGCGCACCTGCATTAATTGGGTAGTGGAATCAATCACCAGCTTCAAACGGTTGTTTACCGTTGTCCACTCATCCGCCATTCCGGATAACTGTTTCATGCTGCCAATGCCCAGCATGGCCACGGCCAGATGCTTTGCTTTAACCGCGGCCGCATCCAGCTTGGCATTAAATTCATTCAGGCCTTTGACATCAATATCCCCTACCTTGACTGCAACCGGAGGCACTGCATCCATCTTTGCCGCCGTTGGTGTGGCCGCTTTGGTTGGCTCTGGTGCCGCCGGCCGCGCTTTTCTCATGGCCGCAAGGGCGGCTTCTTCCGCCTTGAGCTCCCGTGTCCTGATTGTGGCCAGTGACAGCAGTTCATTTTGCTTGCCAAAATTCACCAGGTAGGCATTTAACCCGGTAGAATTGTTCTGATACTCGCTACTAACCTTTTTTAATTCTTCCTTGTATTTGCGTACGGATACGGCAGTCTGTTTGAATGCGTCTACCTGTTCCATGGTGACGCCCAGATTTAACAGGGTTTGGGCTCTGGTGGCAATGACTGCATCGGTCAGGCCGTTAACACTGCGGGCAGACGCCTGATAGGCGCGTGTCAGTGCCTGTGCTGCTTTTTTGGCCTGCTCTTCCGTGCTGCGTATGCCGGAAATAAATCCGCGCGCGTCGATACCCACGCCTATGGTTAAATCTTCAGACATATCTATACCTCTATTACCATTTATCTAATGGGCAATGTAATCCCCAGATTTTTGCTTTGGGCTTGATAAAACAGCCGCACCGCGAACACCGGTCAAGAGTGTGCACCGGTGCCCCGGGTGGTGTACCTGCTACCCAGCGGTTGATTTCTGTGCATGCCGCACAAATGGCTTTTTTGCGCTCATAGTTGCTACTGCTGTCGCGCTGCGCCTGTGCGCCCTGATTACAATCACATCCCATACAACGCCCTATAGAAAATAGCGGCACTTGGCCGCTGTGTTAGTCGAGTGAATCCAGAAACGCGTCAACTTCATCTGCATCATCGTCACCACCTGAATCCGCAACATCCTGACTGTCGGTTTCATCATCCGCCAGATCAGGTAACAACAGGTCTTGTAATTGAATTTCATCATTGCCGGCCGCCCGTGCTGTGACTAGGGTGTTATAAGCCAGATACTGCTCAATACGCCATTGCGGGAAACCGAAGCGGTTGTAATAATTCAGATAGCGGTTAAATTCGCTTACCGGCCAGTCGTCAATTTCTCTGGCCGGGATATGTAACAGCAAAGACAGCTCAATTATGAATTTTTCGCGTCTTGTAACTGCTTTTTTAACCCTGCATCTCCGTTGATCAGGAAGAAATGATCTTGTACGGCCGCCAGTACTTTGCTGGGTAGGTCAGCCAGAAACTCCAAATCTTCGCGGCTATCCGGGTAAAACATGGGCTTACCATCCTGGTCGACAATCATCAGCGCTTTTTCGCGCACGCCATTTAAACCATCATCGTAGCTGCTTTCAAATTCACTGCAACGCTGAAAAAAATCGGTCATTTCGCGCACATTGAACATCTTGACATGCAGATGCCCATCGTACGGGGCAATATCCGGTACGGCACTGATTACTGCTTTGCACATATACTGGCGGGCGGCATTGACAAAGGCTTCTTTTGTGTTTGCGACGTTGGTCATCTTATTTTGCTCCTGTTGTCATATCTAACTTACGGCTGCGGCCATTAATTTGCAGTTCGATAGAAAACTGCCATTTATCGCCACTCTTGCCATCCCAGTCCAAGCTGGTGATTTTTACCTGATAACCGCGCATATACTTGCTGCCTTTGGGTTTTAAGGTAAAAAATATGGTCTCCAGCTCCTCGGCCATCTCTTCCAGAAAATCCTGAACTTCTTTGTCTGGCACCCACAATCCGGACAGGCTAATGGTGCCCGGCTCTTTTTCCAGCTCAGTGACAGCGCCCTCGTCGCAGATGGTGGTTGCATCGATTGCTTTAGTCTTGATCGCCGCTATCTTGACGCTGGTGGCATCACAGAAGCTGTATCTTTTCACGGTGGTAAATTTAGCATCGGTCACTGTGCCGATATCTTCCCCGTCCAGCGTCATCAGCGCAAATGAATCCTCATTACTCACGCTAACAAGATAATAGCCATTAATAGCATCGTTTTCGATGCTCTCAACCCAAACCGCATCACCAGTCTTTAAGCCATGACCTACAGATGTGGCGATGGCTGGTTTAGTGTTTGTTAAATCACTAATAACTTTTGTCGGCGTCTCCGGCAGGTCGTAAAAGTAAGTGCGGCTATTAAAACTCATCCCGCGCTTCGCACTTTTCTTAATAGCCGGTTGCCCTTGTGTTTTTGCCATAAAAAAACTCCATAAAAAAAGCCACGGATAATCGTGGCCTATATAAAAAAACAATTGTCAGTTAAACAATCAGATAATCAAAGGTCGCCTGATATTTCTTTCTATCAATATCGTAAGAAAAGAATGGCGCTGTTTTAAGCAGGCACTCGATTCCGTCGCTAGCCTGTATCGTATCCATCACCTGCTGCACACATTGCGCGCGTTCCTGCGCCGTGCTGGCATAAATATCCACCTGCACCCGCGGGTTGAAACTCTGGTAACAGTTTGTCGCCTCCACTTGCCCGGAAACAAGTACATAGCGCATGGCTGGCCACATGGCCGGGTCTGTGGCACTGTTCTGCACCGGTATCAGGTCTGGATAAACACGCCCACCGCATAAATCCCTTATGATGCTGTAAAAAATAGCTATTTCTTCCATTCTTTCTGCACCTCTTCCAGCAATATTTTGGTTGCTTCCTTTTTAGCCTCCCCGCGCTTATTGTCATAAGCTGGGCGCATAAACGGGTGTGGCTGCGGCATGTTAATACCGTATTCCACAAAGGTGGCAATCTGTTTTGCTCCTTTGGGAATTTCCTTGGAATTGGATACGGTAACAATATGCTTGGAAGTCAGCCCGTGCCGTTCCGAGGCGGGGATGCGCTTCATGATGATGCTGCGCCCGACGTGGCCGGGCTTTACTACTGTACAGGTTTTGCCGCCCTTGCCGTCACTGTTGTAAACCCGGTAAGGTTTTGGTGCCTTGTAGGCATTGTTTTTTGCCTCGTCCCGGATGATGGCTGCACCTTTGCCGGTGGCTTTTTTGGCAATGTCTTCCTGAACGCTCTTACCAAGTCGCCTTAGCTTTTTCTGCAACCTCTCCAGCCCGTTAACCTTAACGCTGAATGTCATCTTTAACCCTCGTTCATGCCCGTTGTACAAGGTAAATTAATTACTTCGGAGTGAATCGAATCCGGTAATACTGCCTGAATATTGAAAATACTACCCTTGTAAATAATCCGGTATTCAGGGGTAATGTTGGCTGTCAGTTTGCTTGTGCGCACCTGGATCGACACGGTACAACTTGCCGAATCCAGCCCGTTTTTAACAAATTCACGGCCAGACAGATAGGACATGTTTGCCCATACCTTGCCGACATCAATCCAATTTTTTTCAATATCCCCCAGACTGCCCTTGCTGATTTCCGGGCGTTGA